TTGAGCGGGCTCCTCTTTCGTTCCTGTAAGGATCGAAACAGACATATAAACGTCCGGATTGGAATTGTATTGGAGCCGCTTCTATTCTAAAGACTACATCGCACTGCATAAATGTGTTGTATTGCATCTTGCATTTCTTAATTGCCGAATAAGCCGGTAGGTCAGAAGGAAGGGAGTAGGAAGCTAGGACAGAGTTTTGTGCTGAGGAAGAGTCCCAAGTGATATTGTTCATAAATGCCGGTCTACACAAGACCTCATCAATCTTAATTGCTGATTGATCATCACCGAGTAACAAAGAGTTATCGGTTGTCATGGACACTACGGATATATCACCTCGGACGTCCTCTGCGTCTACGTAAGAAGTAAGACCGACAGGTTCTTCAACTGCAGAGTTGACTTCGCCAGCGGTTGGTAAAGAGGAAGCTCCACCTGCCGAAACAGATTGGAGATCTAGGTAGTTCATTTTTAGTTGTGAAAGTAATTGTTGATAAGCGGTTGTCTAACCTGGCAATATACAACCATGAAAAATGCCAGTCACTAGTGTTTTAAATTTAATTCTCTACAGCAGTCCTTAATTAGAAAAGTGAAGAAACTAAGAAGAGGAAGATCACGAAGAGAAAGTTTTTGTCTAGAAGGATGTGTAGAATGATCTACACATTTCATCGGCAGTGATGATGGGTACTAGACGCCCCGTTTCAGTAAGAACTGCTGCCTGGAGTTGTTGTTGTAGGGATGTGTCAGGTTCGGAAATCGCGAGTTCTCTCATTGCTGTGGTGACATTGTCTACAGTTGCTGAGATCAGATCTGGCGATTTGGTAACCCAATTGCACATCTCCAAACTTGAAGAGGTGGCAAGGGGAGCTCTGTAAATGCCGTGCATTTTCTTAAAGCCCCTCTTCAGGAAGTTGACCTCTTCAATCGGTCGAGCGTGAGTTTCAACGCCATCCTTTGCTGCTGGTGTGAAGATCATACCGATTTCAGATAGGGCTAAGCCTATATTCTTGGAAGTGAATTCAGGGTATACATCACTGACAGAAAAGATGACATCATCTCCGTGAGTTAGGGTTCTAACGTTCGCGAGAAATTCTCCTGCGGTCGTGAGTGGGTAGATCCTTGTCCAAGCATAATAAAATGCGACTAAATTAACACCGCTGTTAATAGCAGTTGTACCCATCATTCCCGAAGGAAGACTTCCCTCTGATCGATAAACAACCCCTCGTGCACTGTGGAATGCGTGCACGCAAAATTCAGCCAGACGTTCTCTAATTAAGTCATCCTCACCGGTGCCTCCGTTCAGTAAGTACCAATTGCGGATTGAGCGATAGACAGGCAACAAGAAGCCCGCTGGTTGAGTGGAGTCGAATGATGAATAATCACCGTCGTCCACCTTCGTCGAAACTTCGTGCAACCAGTCGGCCATTCGTTGCCAGTCACCGCTCATAGGATTGACACCAGATGTGCAGGTGTTCTTAACTTGATTCACGATGAGATGGCCAAAGAAAGCGCCGTAGTACTTGCGGAGTAAGAGCATGAACACTAAAGGAGATGCAGAGAACATTCGAGTTTTCACCTTGTCCGGATGATTGATATCGGCCTTTGCAGTTGCGACTCGCTCATCTTTTAGTGAGTCTTTAAAAATTGGAACATCACTGATCTCGCCAGACCTGAACTGTTGTTCAAGATCATTTACCATTCTGACCAGGTCGTTGGAGGGTTCGTAGTCCTCCGAGATCCAAAGTTTCTTTCCCGATGCTCCCGGGGTCATGCAGAGGGGCAATCCCGCTGAGGTTGATCTGTCCACTGGTTCTAAACCGGGTATGTCCTTTCCTGAAATTGCTTCTTCCAAAGTGAGAGTTCGCGCAATCAGGGGCTTACCGGCGCAATAACGTGTTAGAACAGCCATAGCCTCAGTTTGGAACCGCTCCTTGATGATGGGTCGATGTTTTTGAAATCCTCGAACTCCCCTCTCCATTGGATCGAAGTCTCCCGTACAGCGAAGTATAGAAGGACGTGTGATTGGTTGGGACACCATGGAGTGGATCGCCGAGCGACGGTGCTTGGTTTGGGTGGGTTCAAAGGGAGATGGAATCTTTGCCAAAGGCTCATCGATGTAAGGATGAGGGTCTACTTCCATCTGGAACCGTTGATCGGTAATAATGACTTCTGGCTCAAAAGAGGAAGCATGTTCCAAGTCGGCCAGAACTTCTTGAGTCACGACGACTGCCGTGCCAGAACCTGAAGAATTCCCCATCATGTGAAAACCGAACACCTTACGGGCTCGAGTTGGATCAACTGCCATAAATGGGGAGCCACAATCTCCTGCGATGGTATGCATGTGGTCGTAACCAATAGTTGTGCGAAATGGAGCTGTTGTTCCATCCGGTAAATCGACCATACGATCGTGTAGTTCAGGGTGGGGACTGTTCATGACATGGGGTTCTCCCTCTCTTCTTGTGACAATCCTCCCGGCTGGAAGGTATTGAAAGTTCAAGTCGGAATCCATAGCGATCAAGCTGAGGACATCGGTAAAGGGTGAGAGCGCTTTAGGAAACTGAACAAGTGAAATGTCAAGTTTTGGATGTTTGACGATCTTCAAGTCCTCATACCGAATGATGTAATTCGAGGATCCACCACCACTAAAGTACCTGGTGATACTCCAGTCAGACTGTCCTAAAAGTTCCAAAGCATGAGTGTTTATCCACGCCTTCCTTCCTTGATAGAAAAAGATCTTGGAAAGGGAAGTAGTGGAGTGCTTAACTGTGACATCGCAAAGATTTCTTAAAAGTTTCTTGGCAATACCATCTGAGTTCTGATCTGCTGAACCCTGGAATGTTTGGAGCTTTCTTTCGTGTTTTTCCACAACTTTCTCAACTAAAAGCTGAAATTGCTCTGGGAAAGCTTTAACTAGATTCTGGATGTCGTCACCTACTTCGGCTATGACACACAGATCTTCAAGGCTTGCTTGTTTGGTTTCTAGGAGATACTCGTAGTATCGTTTCAAACGATCCTGAACCGTAACCTTGGAGTCTGTGACATGGGTGAGCAAAGTCAACGTCCCATACACCTCAAATGCTTTCATGAGCATACGCAAATTGTGTGTCGATTTGTCCTCAGCGTAAGCATCGAACAGAGATCTCCTGACAGTGACCATTTCGTGATTGCCATTGCTGACGATCTCTAGGTAACAATCCACAGTAGACTCGAGGCGCATGGTTTTGCCTTTCGTTGCTCCTTGCTTTCCCTGAGCGTCTCTACTTTCTGGGGTCATTCGATTTTTGGCTTCCTTAAAAGCTTTGATCTCTGACTCATAGTAATTATCATCAGAAGGTAGGAAACTCTTCAATAATGTCCAATAGATCCACCCGAAGATTCCGGTAGCCCCAGTTAAAACTGCGATCTTAGCAGCCGTGGTCACTTTTGTTCCCACCAAAGTGGAACAGAACTCAGAAAGTACTTTTCCACCGTACCTGAAAACATTGAGGAACTTGTCCCAAAGGGACTCGGACAGGGTATTAATGTCCTCTTCCAGCAAATAGAGTTGGGATCCAATCCTGATTTGATTAGCGGTCTTGACCCATTCAGCCAAGTCTCGATAATTTTGCTCGCCATACGTGAAAGTGTAAGGAACACTGATGTAATTTCTAAAAATAGCTTCATCATTCGTGATCAAATCAGTACGGGAGCCAAACCCCTCCTCTTTCCAGTTTCCATAGCGCATGAATTCATACGTCTCTTCGGCACCGTAGAGGTCCAGTTCATCTATGAGATCTTCCGTGAGCTTTAGGATCTTGCTCTTGTTTAACTCATCGAGTTCGAAGGGTAGATTTTCGGGTCCTTTCAATAAAATGGTCCAGAAGTTGAGTGTGCCTTCAGTAACAGGAGCTTCGCGTCGGAAGAAACTGAAAATGGATTGTTGAACCTGGTGGAAGGGTAGGGAAGGATGACAGTAGGAGTGGTTTGTCCCAGGCCGATCTGTTGCTCGGTGCATCGCTGACTGTTGGATGTGTGCTGGAGCGGAGACATAGCCGATGAATTTGGCTACACATTGATGTGGGGTTCCGCTTACCTTAACTTGGGAAGAAACCAACCTCTTGGCGAATTCTTGTCGTTTCACTTGGTATTGCGCTCTACAGACATTTACGAATTCAGCATACGTGAGAGGCTCTTGGCCTATTCGTCCATCCTGGTACATCCAGAATTTAAAATCAGAACCATCCTTTGTCACTTCGGCGTGAACTCCAAACCTTCGCATGAGAGCGGCTGGTGAGATAACAGATTTAACAACAGTGGATCCAAAATCGGAGACGTTAGATGTTGCTACAACAATCTCGCTTCTAAAATAACCGCGAGCTTTCTCCTCCAACTCTGCCATAGGCAGATGGAATGCATTGGAGCCCACCACATTGATCATCTCGTTGACCTCAGGGTTCGGCCTACTTGCGGAATCAACTAGCTGCATAAAATCGTCGTAGAGGACGGCAAACTGTTGCCTGTAGCCAGACCAGTGTTCAATCGCTGGGTTGCGTTGGTAGATGTGGTTCGAGATCGTTTCAGTGGGGGTATTTTTCCACGGAATATGTTCATTGCCAACATCCTTGATCAAGTTATTCACCATGTACGATTTGCCAATGCCCGGTTTTCCTGACAGCAAGATGCACAGTGGTTCGGGTCTGACACCAGATCTTAAGAGTCCGCTGTTGTTGACTTGTTGCACCCACCTGTTCACTTTGTTGTAGTAAGCTTGAATGAGCGGTTGAACGGTCAATCGCATGCGCAATTTATCAGCATCTTCCATAACAGTCCTGTAGAGCTGTTGAAGTTCCATCACCTCTGCTTGGTAGTTGAGGTTTGTTTCGATGTCTGAAGCCCTGTTCTGCTCGAAGTCTTCCACCTTTGTTACAAATAGAGTGTATGAAGATAGCGTAGATGACACAGTATCAAGTTCCCATGGTCTTCCAGTTATTGTTGAAAACACAAAGGGAACGAGAGTATCTAAACACTCTTTAATAAGTCGGGTGATGGAGGTGATAGACGCCATAGTGTAGCCCAGAGCAGCAGTCTTGGTGAAAATTCCTAAGAATTGTGCAGATGTTGAAGCACCCAAGATTAGAGCAAGGAGAGCTCCTACTGCTGACGGTACCCATGAAAAGCGAGATTGCCAAAAAAGCCCACTTGATGCCAATGGCCACGCGATGCGTGAAACTACATCAAATGATGCGCCTAAGTTGGCTATCAGAATTGTCATCGCTTGGATGCAACAGAACGTGTCTGTAGACTTCAAAAGTATGCCTATGGAGGCGATGGAAGAAGTCAATTGCACCGCGAGGGCTTTCGTCAGTCCTGAGAAAAGGGAGGACAAGATGTTCGTCATTCCAAAGCCTCCAAGAACTGCTCCAAAAAGCATTCCACCAAAGGAT